CATGTATTGAAAGTAATGGGTCAATATATCCATATGCTTCATTTGAAAATATTAATAAATGTATGGATTATATGATAGCCACGTTTGCACCTTACGGAGGTTCTTTCATTGAAGAATTAAAACAAGAAATACAAATTACAATAGTAGGAGACACAACAGCGGACAGTTTAGCAATATTATATATGTCACAAATTTATGAAAGAAACCCATTAAATAATTCAACACCACAACAAGTATATGAAATTGTAAATCAAAAAATTAATAATGACACCGAATATAAAAAGGAATATGATAAATGGAAAAAAATATTTGAGTCTGTTATACACAAGGTAACGTGAATATTCTCCTATTAGAGTATATTTATTAAAAAAAGAGATATGAATATTAAAAATTTATTAGATAATTATCTACAAAAAGATACTAGAATTACCGAAAGAGATAATGGTAATGGGTATAAAGAAGTCTGCGATTTAGACACAGGAGATTGTTACACTGTTAGAATGAGAGACGGTTTAATTGAAAGGGTAGATAACACGATGAATTTAAATAGAACTCTTAAAGTTGAAACACCACAAGGGGTTAAAACATTATTAAACGGATAAAAAACATCAGATGTCTACAAATAAAAAAATTTTAAGTGAAATAGAAAGATATAAGAATATAAATAATTATATTTTAGAACAAGAAGAAACTGATTTACCCACACCTGAAGGAGATACCGAAGGTAGTGAGGAAATACCACCATTACCAGGTGGTGATAGTGAAGAAGGTGATATAGGTACTGAAGAAATACCTGAACCTGTAGATGTAGAAAATGACCCTGATGTTGAAGTTGTGGGTGATGAGGTTGATGGTAGTGCAGAAGTTGAAGGTACTGAAGAGTTAGATGTGACTGAATTAGTTACAACACAAAAAGACATCTCAGACAAACAAGATGAATATATGGAAACCATGTTTAGTAAATTAGAGGACCTAACTTCTAAATTAGGTGAAATGGATAATATTTTAAATAAAATAAATGATTTAGAAAGTAAGGTGGAAAAATACAGACAAAAAACACCTGAAGAAAAATTACAGTTAAGAAGTTTAGATAGTTATCCATATAATCAAAAACTTACAGATTTCTTTATGGACAAACAAGATGAACTAGAAAAAACAGGAAAAAACGAATATGTTTTAACTGATGAGAATATAGAAAATTATTCAGAAAGTGATATAAAAAAATCATTTGACGCACCATTTGAAGACAAGGAATTTTAATCTTTCGGTTTGACTTAATACTTTTTGTTGTTATATTTTATTTGAATAACAGATAAAATTTTAACGAATAAAAGAAAAACTATTATGGCAAATGCTCTTGACGCAGTACTGGCTCAGTACGAAAAAAACACAGAATCTCGCGGTAATGGAGATGGAATGACGCAAGAAGAGCGTCTTAAAAAATACTTCACAACATACCTACCTAAAGGTACTAAATCAGGACAATCTCGTGTTCGAATCCTACCTACATCTGATGGCTCCTCACCATTTAAGGAAGTTTGGTTTCATGAAGTACAAGTAGATGGTAAATGGGTCAAGTTATACGACCCAGGTAAAAACGATGGAGAACGCTCACCATTGACGGAAGTTTACGAAGAACTTATATCAACAGGAAAAGAGGCTGATAAAAAGCTCGCAATGCAATATCGTCCTCGTAAGTTTTACATCGTAAAAGTTGTTGACCGAGACAACGAGGAGGACGGAGTTAAGTTTTGGAGATTCAAAGACAACTATAAGCAAGAAGGTATCCTCGACAAGATTATTCCAATATGGAGAGCGAAAGGTGATATAACCGATGCAAATGAAGGACGTGACTTGATTATTGAACTTGCGAAATCTAAAACTAATTCTGGTGTTGAATACACTATTGTTCAAACTATTATGTATGATGACCCTTGTAAATTAAGTGATGATGAAGATACCATGAAAGAATGGATTGAAGACGAAATGACATGGAGTGATGTCTACGCACAAAGACCAACCGAATATTTGGAAGCTGTTGCTCGTGGTGAAACACCCGTTTGGGACTCTGAACTTAAAAAGTTTGTATACGGTGATAACACGACCGAAACAATAGGAGGAGAATCAAAACCAAATGAAACGGTTGAGGACCCACAAGCAAAGATGGAGGTTGATGAGGACCTTCCTTTCTAAAAACCAAAACCTACAGATGGGAGGGTGTAATGCTCTCTCATCTTTTTAATTTTATAAAATGGCGATTAAAAAGAATAATTTTAAAGACATAAAGAAGAAGTTCTCTTCTTCAGCAAAATTCAAACCACAAAGATTTTACGACTTAGGTTCTGAATTTTTGGATGCGGTAGGAGTACCAGGTCCAGCTATGGGACATATCAATATGTTCTTGGGTCACTCGGATACAGGTAAGACTACTGCGTTAGTAAAGGCTGCGGTTGACGCACAGAAGAAGGGTATCCTTCCTGTGTTTATTATCACAGAACAAAAGTGGTCTTTTGACCACGCAAAACTTATGGGTTTTGACTGTGAAGAAGTTGTTGATGAAGAAACGGGTGAACTTGATTGGGACGGGTTCTTCATTTTTAATAATGACTTTGAGTATATTGAACAAATTACCGAGTTTATAAATAATTTGTTGGACTCACAAGAGAAAGGTGAGTTGGAGTACGACTTGTTGTTCCTATGGGACTCTGTTGGTTCTGTACCGTGTAAGATGACTTATGAAGGTAAGGGTGGTAAGCAACATAACGCGGCTGTTCTTGCTGACAAAATCGGTATGGGCATCAACCAACGAATCTCAGGTTCACGCAGGTCGGACTCAAAATACGAAAACACTTTGGTTATTGTTAACCAACCGTGGGTTGAACTTCCTGACAATCCGTTCAGTCAACCGAAGATTAAAGCTAAGGGTGGTGAAGCCATTTGGTTAAACTCATCTTTGGTCTTTTTGTTCGGCAATCAGAAAGGTGCGGGAACAAGTAAAATCACAGCGGTTAAGGATAAGAGAAAAGTGAAATTCGCAACGCGTACAAAGGTTTCTGTACTTAAAAACCACATCAATGGATTGGGGTATGAGGATGGTAAAATTCTCGTTACCTCACACGGATTCTTGGCAGGTAAAGATTCTACTGAGGAGAAGAAATCTATTGAGCAGTATAAGTCAGAGCAATCTGAGTATTGGAAAGAGGTCATCGGAACCGGTGGTGATTTCAAATTAGAAGAAGACGGTGGAACCTTTGATATAAATGCGTTGTGACAAAAACCTTATTAGTTGACGGAAACAACCTATTTAAGATAGGTTATCACGGGGTTCGTGAATATTACCATAAGGGTAATCACATTGGCGGTATCTACCACTTTGTGAATACCTTGCGGAAATTCATTTCCGAATACAACTATGATAAGGTAATTGTTTTTTGGGACGGAGATGACAACTCCGTTCAGAGAAAAAGAATATTTGCCGAGTACAAAGAGAACAGACGATACAACCGACTTAACGATATTCAAAAACAATCATTTGATTGGCAACTCAACAGAGTAAAAGAATACCTTGAGGAGATGTTTATTCGTCAGGTGGTGGTAGATGGTAACGAGTCTGATGATATGATTGCCTACTACTGTCAAATCTCTTTGGACGAGAATAAAACCATATTCTCTGCGGATAAAGATTTAACACAACTCATATCTGAGAATGTGCAAATTTATTCTCCGTCCCAAAAACAAATGATTAAAAACGGAGACAAAGTCAAACTGAAAGATATTTCAATCCCCCACCAAAATGTTGCTACCTTTAAAATTATATCTGGTGATAAATCAGATAACATTGACGGTATCTACTATTTTGGTGAAAAGACTTTTTCAAAACTTTTTCCTGAGATACTTGATTCTGTAGTCTCTGTTGACGACATTTTACAAAAAGGTGAAAAACTACACGAAAATGATAAAGACAACAGAGCATTACAAAACTTGTTATCAGGGAAGACAAAGAGAGGGGTATACGGGGAAGAGTTTTATGTTATCAACAAACAACTCGTGGACCTTTCTGAGCCTTTGTTAACAGAAGAAGCAAAGGAACTCGTTCAACTTTATTACGAAGAGGATATAGACCCTGAGGGAAGGGGACATCAAAACCTTATGAGGATGATGATGAACGATGGAATTTTTAAGTATTTACCAAAAACAGACAATGCATGGGTTTACTTTCTCACCCCATTCATGAAACTAACGAGAAAAGAAAAAAGAAGATTTAAAAACACAAAAAATTAATTATGAAGAAAGATAGAACAGACATGACTAAGATGGAGTTTTTGTTAACTTTAAATGATAATATTATCGTTCAGAGATACTTTAACCTTAAGGGTTATAACAATAAGGCTTTAAATAGTACTGAATTGTATGATGTTGTAAAGGACATTGAAAATGAGATTCATAAAGATTTAAAAATGAAAAGTATTGTTTATTTGTTAGACAATAAGTTTCAGATTTACGAAGACGCAAATATTATAGAAACATCTATGACTGACGACGATGAACACTTTAATATTTATATCAAAAAAGACGACCAAATTCTACATCATAGAGCTTGGAATGGAAAGGTGTACCCACCAAAAATCAGGTACACTGTTGATGTGAGACCACACTTAAAGTCAATTTTAAGAGAGTTAACGGAAGTTTTTTCGAATGACAAATTGACACACGAATACATGGAATATACCTTAGTTTAAGTATATTTATTTAAACACGATAACTTGTAAATTAATCAACATGACTAAACAAAAAAATTTTGGTTACCTCGGAAATACATTTCAAATACAACTCATTAATAACGTTATTGTTTATAAGGATTTCGCGAGTTCTATTGTTGATGTAATCGAACCAAAATACTTTGATAATCAGTACTTTAAGTTGGTTATGCAGATAGTAAAAGAGTATTATCAAAAGTATGAACATACTCCATCTTATACTACTTTAGAGCAACTCGTTAAGTCAGAAGTGGGGTCTCCTATGGCTCAAAAAATGACTTTGGATACGGTAGAACAAATCAAAGAAGCCCCAATTGAAGGGGATACATTTGTTCAAGAAAAGGCTCTTAAATTTTGTAAACAACAAGAGTTACAAAAGGTTATGGGTAAGGCTCAAAAAATTATTGATAAAGGTGATTTCGAAAGTTATGACCACCTTGAAGAAATGGTTAGAGAAGCTTTACAAGTTGGTGAGGTTGATACTGGTACTGCAGATGTGTTTTCTAATTTGGATGAGGTCTTAGAAGAAGATTTTAGACACCCAATACCAATGGGTATTCCTGGTATTGACAACCTATTAAAGGGGGGTATTGCTAAGGGTGAACTTGGTGTTATTTTGGCACCGACAGGTGTTGGAAAATCGACATTCTTAACTAAAATTTCTAATCATGCGTTTAATTTGGGATATAACGTACTTCAAATATTTTTTGAAGACAACCCTAAAATCATTCAAAGAAAACACTTTACCCTTTGGACTGAAGTGGCACCTGATTTATTATCGATGCATAAAGACAAGGTTATTGATAAGGTTAAAGAGATACGTGAGACGGCATCTAATAAACTAATATTAAAAAAATTACCATCAGACACTATGACTATGAATCAGATTAAAAATCAGATTCGTAAAATGATGGCTGAGGGTAATAAAATAGATTTGGTTGCATTGGATTACATCGACTGTATTGTACCTGACAAAAACCTTGGTGATGAATGGAAAAGTGAGGGTTCGGTTATGAGAGGTTTTGAATCTATGTGTCACGAGTTGAACCTTGTAGGTTGGACAGCAACACAAGGTAACAGAAGTTCAATATCATCCGAGGTAGTTACGACTGACCAAATGGGGGGTTCCATTAAAAAGGCTCAAGTCGGACACGTCATTATATCTGTTGCAAAGTCACTACAGCAAAAGGAAATGAATTTGGCGACAATTGCCATTACTAAATCACGTATTGGAAAAGACGGTATTGTATTTGAAAATTGTAAGTTCGATAATGAGATGTTGGTTATAGATACAGAACAAAGTGTTACTTTCTTGGGACTTGAAGAACAAAAAGAGGAGAGAAACAAAGAAAGGATAAGAGAACTCCTTGAGAAAAGAAAACAGAAGGAGAATAAATAATACAATTAAATTATTAATAATGGAAATATTAAGTAATACATTAGATAGTGATATACGCTACGTTGTAAAAAGAAGTGGAGATAAGGTCCCATTTCAATTAGATAAGATAAAAAATGCAGTTTTAAAGGCTATGATTAGTACTGAAAATATTGACAAAGAAATGGCTGAAAAAATCGCAAGAATAACAACAAAGGCTTTGTTTAGAAAAGACAAAAATAGAATACCGCATGTTGATGAAATTCACGATATGGTGGAAAATAAGTTAATGGATAACGGACTAAATGACGTAGCTAAAGAATATATTATATATCGCTCTAAAAGTAGACCAAACATTTTTTCAAAAAGAATCGCTTTAAAGCCATATGAATATCCATCATTAAATGAATACGTTGACGCTATAAGACATTCTTATTGGGTTCATACTGAGTTTAATTTTACATCCGATATACAAGACTATAAGGTACATTTAGATGAAAAAGAAAAGTCCGCGGTAGAAAGAGCCATGTTGGCGATTTCTCAAGTTGAGGTTTCAGTAAAAACATTTTGGGGTGACATCTACAAAAGAATGCCAAAACCTGAAATCGGAAATGTAGGTGCTACCTTTGCGGAGTCTGAGGTAAGACATGCAGATGCATACTCACACCTTATTCAGTTGTTAGGATTAAACTCAGAGTTTGAAAATTTATTACAAATTCCTGCGGTTAGAAGAAGGATTAAGTATTTAGAAAAATCAATCAATAGTTCAAAATCTGTCGAAGACAGAGAATATTTCGAGTCGGTAATACTATTTTCAATGTTTGTTGAAAACGTGTCATTATTCTCACAGTTTTTGGTTATTATGTCTTTTAACAAACATAAAAACGTGTTGAAAGGTATTAGTAACGCTGTAGAAGCAACATCTAAAGAAGAAAATATACACGCAGAATTTGGATTTGATTTGGTAAACTTAGTTAAAGAAGAAAATCCTGAATGGTGGACAGAAGAGTTAATCGAAGATTTAATCATATCAACAAAAGAGGCTTATGAAGCAGAAATAGAAATTATTGATTGGATATTTGAAAAAGGAGACCTAGAGTTTCTAACTAAAAAACAAACAATGGAGTTTATAAAAAACAGATTTAATTTATCTTTAAACTCAATTGGTATTGATAGTATTTTTGATGTTAATGAGACTATTTTAGAAACTACTGAATGGTTTGACGACGAAATACTAACAACAAAACATACTGACTTCTTTAATAAGAGAAGTATTAACTACAGTAAAAAATCAAAATCAATTACATCAAACGACTTATTTTAATAAAGACAAAAGAATATGAAAAACAAAGAACCATTTGATTGGATAAATGAAGAATCATTAACGTTTCTTCGCAGAGGGTATTTGAGTGAGGGTGAAAAACCTTTAGATAGAATTGAAACTATTGCAAATCATGCAGAAAAACTTTTAGGTATAGAAGGTTTTGCTGAGAAATTTATAACCTATATGGGTAAAGGTTGGTATTCACTATCTTCACCAGTATGGGCAAATTTTGGTAAAAAAAGAGGACTACCAGTAAGTTGTTTTGGTTCTAATATTGGAGATAATATCGAATCTATTTTATACACACAGGCGGAAGTTGGTGAAATGAGTAAGATGGGAGGTGGTACCTCAGGATATTTTGGTAATATTAGAGGTAGAGGTGAAAAAATTACTGATAACGGTCACGCACCTGGTTCAGTACACTTTATGAATCTTTTTGAAAGTGTTGTAGATAACATTTCACAAGGGGCTACACGTAGAGGTAGATTTTCACCATACCTACCTGTTGAACATCCTGATATCATGGAGTTTTTAGAGATTGGAACTGAAGGATTTCCAATTCAAGACTTAACACATGCAGTTACAGTTACCGATGAGTTTATGAATGATATGATTAATGGTGATTCGGAAAAAAGAGGTATATGGGCGAAAGTTATACAAAGAAGAGGTGAAATAGGTTATCCATATATTATGTTTACAGATACCATGAACAAAAAATCACCTAAAGTATATAGAGACAAAAATGCAAAAATTTATAATTCTAATCTATGTTCTGAAATAGCTTTACATAATTCTGAAGATGAGTCATTTGTTTGTGTACTTTCTTCTATGAATTTATTGTTTTTTGATGAATGGAAAGATACTGACGCGGTTGAGACGTTAACATACTTTTTAGATGCGGTAGTTACTGAATTTTTAACTAAGTTAGAAAATTTAAGAGACGATGGAACAATTGAAGGTAAGAGAGCGTTTTTTTATATGGAAAAATCTTATAATTTCGCTAAGAGACAAAGAGCGTTAGGTTTAGGTGTTTTGGGATGGCACTCACTACTACAATCTAAAAATTTACCTTTTGATAGTAGGGATACTGCGAAGTTAAACGTAGAGGTTTTTAAATTAATAAAAGAAAAGTCTTATAGTGCTTCTGAAAAACTATCAAAGATGTTTGGTGAACCTGAATATTTAGAAGGTTACGGTAGAAGAAATGTAACCTTAAACGCGATTGCACCAACAACGTCATCGGCATTTATATTAGGGCAAGTGTCACAATCAATCGAACCAATATGGTCTAATTGTTATGTTAAAGATGTGGCTAAAATGAAGGTTACGATTAAAAATCCTATACTTAAAAAATTATTACAAGATTTAGATAAAGATAATAAAACAACGTGGGATAGTATTAAGAAGAAAGATGGCTCAGTCCAACACTTGGATTTTTTAACTGACGAACAAAAAGAAGTATTTAGAACGTTTTCCGAAATAAATCAGTCTTCAATTATTAATCAAGCGGCTATCAGACAAGATTATATAGACCAATCACAATCTTTGAATCTTATGATTTCACCTGATATGCCAACCAAAGACGTTAATAAATTACTTATCGACTCTTGGAAACTAGGTGTAAAAACACTATACTATCAACACTCTATGAATTCTGCACAAGCATTTGCGAGAAAAAAACTAAAATTGAATGATTTAGAATGTGTGGCATGTGAAGGATAAAAGAAAACCCGTCAATAGACGGGTTTTTTTGTCATAAAAAAACAAACAATAATATTTATCTGTATGGCACTTGAAAAAACATACGGTATAAAGTTTCCATTTAGAGAAAGTAAACAAGGTAAATATCTTTCTCTTACTGAAACCGTTGCTCAAGAAATAAGAACAGACCTACTACACTTAATACTCACTAGAAAGGGTAGTAGATACTACTTACCCGATTTCGGAACAAGAATATACGAATTCATATTTGAACCAATGGACGGACCAACGTTTGATGCAATTAAATCAGACATTAGAGACGCAGTGGACAAATACATACCTAATTTATTATTAAATGAAATAAAAATAGAGCCATACACTAAAGATGATAGAAGTCCTGTAGGTGAATTAAATGAAGAAGATATGGACACAAGATATGAAATGTTTGACATATTTAGAACGCCTGGTGAGGGAGTAGAGGACTATACAGCTAAAGTAACAATAGATTATACTATTAAAAGTAATACTTTTGAAAGTAGAGATTTCATTATAATTAATATTTAATATAGATGGCAAATAAAAAAATATCTTATACCGAAAGAGATTTTGAAGGATTAAGACGGGACCTTATAAATTTTACAAGACAATATTATCCTGATTTAATAGATAATTTTAACGACGCTTCGGTATTTTCAGTATTTTTGGATTTAAATGCTGCTATTGGTGACAACCTACATTATCATATTGATAGAAGTATACAAGAAACAGTATTACAGTATGCACAACAAAAATCTTCTATATACAACATTGCGCGTACCTATGGATTAAAAATACCAGGTAATAGACCATCGATTGCGCTTTTAGACGTGTCAATCACAGTTCCCGCTTTTGGTGACCAAGAAGACAGTAGATATTTAGGAATTGTAAGAGCAGGTTCACAATTTGTTGGTGCAGGACAAGTATTCGAAAACACGGAAGATATCGACTTTTCAACACAATATAATAGCCAAGGATTTCCTAACAGGACTAAAATTCCTAATTTTGACGCAAATAACATAATTATTAGTTATACAATTACAAAACGTGAAGTAGTAGTAAACGGGACAAGTAAGGTTTTTAAAAAAGTAATTAATAGTAATGATGTTAAACCATTTTATGAATTTTTCTTACCTGAACAAAATGTAATAAGTATAACATCAGTCATACAAAAAGATGGAACATCATTTTCTAGCCCACCGACATATGGGGAATTTATAACATCACCAGATAAATGGTATGAAGTAGACGCCTTAGCAGAAAATACAGTATTTATCGAAGACCAAACAAAGGCTTCCGATAAACCAGGTATTAAAGTAGGTAAATACATAGAAACCGAAAATAGATTTATATCTGAATATACACCTGAAGGATATTGTAAACTTACTTTCGGAGCGGCAACATCAACAGCCGATGACCAGCTAGCCGAGTTTGCTAGAACAGGAATACCAGTAAGACTACAGGATTATCAAAATAATATTGGATTAGGAAAAACAGTTAAAGCAAATACTACTTTGTTTGTAAAATATAGAGTAGGTGGAGGGCAAAGTTCTAATATCGGAGTCAATACAATCACGCAGTTAGGTACTATAAACTTTACCGTAAACGGACCTTCACCAAACATAAATCAAAATGTAATACAAAGTTTAAGATGTAATAACGTAACTGCGGCCATCGGAGGAGGAGACTTACCAACAACAGAAGAAGTTAGAAACATGGTTACGTTTAATTTCGCGGCACAAAAAAGGGCTGTTACAGTAAACGATTATAATTCTTTACTCAAAACAATGCCAAGTAGATTTGGTGCACCGGCAAAGGCCGCAATAACAGAAGAGGATAATAAAATTAAGATACAGATTTTATCTTACGACTCAACAGGTAAATTAACAAGTAATGTTTCTAATACTTTAAAACAGAATATTGCAAATTATTTATCAAACTATAGGATGATAAATGATTATATATCTATTAGAAGTGCTCAAGTCATAGACTTAGAGTTTGAACTTTCCGTTGCAATGCAATCAACAGAAAATCAAGGACAGGTAATAACAAATATAGTTAACGGAATAAACTCATATATATCACCTATGACTAATACATTAGGTAAAAACTTAAATGTGTCAGATATTAGAAGAATAGTACAAGATATACCTGGTGTTAGTACACTGTCGGATATAAAAATATTTAACAAAATTGGAGGCCAATACTCGTCGTCAGAAACATCACAAAGGTACAAAGACAGTGAGACCAAAGAGATTGAATTAATAGATGATACGATATTTGCACAGCCAAATCAAATATATCAAGTTAGGTTTCCTGAAAAAGATATTAAGATAAGAATAAAAACACTTAAAAACGTAGACTTCTCTTAAACATCGTTTTATATACTTTTATTTTTTTAACTTTAAAATTAAGGTAAATAACTATTTATCTTAAAAGTATTTAATGTCTAAAAATTATAGGTTTAAAACTGAAGTTGGTGTCGATAAAGAAGTAAGGTTACAGATAGAACAAGATTTTGATTTTCTTGAAATTTTATCTTTGAAGTTAAGGCAAGAAGATATCTACGACCGATATTGTGCAGACTATGGTGTTGTGGCGGGTAGGGGCGGAGCAAA